TAATGGTGGTGCTGGTGGTATTGGTTCTTTTGTAGCTGACGCTTTCTTTGGTCCAACAGCTCCAAGTTATGGAACTCCAGGTCCAGTAAGTTCAGTAAGATATTTTGCAGGTGGAGGCGGTGGTGGAACAGAAGGAAATCCAGCTGCAACTCCTACTGCAGGATCTAATGGTGCAGGAGGAGCAGGCGGTGGAGGACAAGCAGGTCCAGGTCCAGCGGCACCAGGAGCAGGTCAAGCTGGTACGACAAATACAGGTGGTGGAGGTGGTGGTGCTTCAAGACAAGGTCCAGGAGCAGGAATACCAGGAGTAGCAGGAGGTGCTGGAGGTTCAGGTTTTGTTGCAATAAGATATAAATTTCAATAGTTGAATTATGACAAGTAAAATTAAAGTAGATAATATAAATAAAGTTTCAGATGATTCTAATATTATTAAAAAATGTGGATCTACAACGACAGTGGGATCAGGTTCTGGTCAAACGATTGTAGTTGATGGTGCAACAATAACATTAGGTAGATGTGGTGGTGCTGTTAATCTTGCGTCAGGTGCAACTCAATCAGGTTTTGGAAGAACAGGAACAGTTGATTGGTGTACTACCGCAAAAACAAGTCCATTTACCGCTGTTAGTGGAGATGGTTTTTTTGTTAATACTACAGGTGGTGCAATAACTATTACATTACCATCATCACCTTCTGCTGGTGACATAGTTGCTTTTAAAGATTATGCAGGTACTTGGGCTACCGCTTGTAAAGCTGTAACATTAAATAGAAACGGATCAAAAATTAATGGTCAATGTCAAAATTCAACATTAAATACACAAGGACAATCAGTAACTTTAATTTACGTTGATGGAACAAAAGGATGGCAAGATATTCATGACTCAACATCAGACGTAACAGGTGGAGGTCTTATAGCCGCTTGTGGAGGAAATGCTACTGTTACTTGTGGTGATTTTAAAACGCATATTTTTACTGGTGATGGAACTTTTACAGTTACATCAGGCGGTGGTCCTTTAGGTCAAGCAGAATATTTTGTAGTAGCTGGAGGAGGATCAGGTGGAACAGCAGGTTATGGTGGAGCAGCTGGTGGAGCAGGTGGATTTAGATTTGCAAGTCCTACAGTAGGAAGTTCAAGTCCTTTAAATGGAACATCAATTACTATGACTCCAGGAGCTTTTCCAATTCAAGTTGGAGCAGGAGGCACACAGCAACCAAACCCACATCCAGATCCTAATCAAGGCGGTAGTGGAACACCTTCTGTTTTTTCATCAATTACATCAACAGGCGGTGGTGGAGGTGGTGGTGATCAAACACCCGTTAATCCCCCTTTTGCTGCTGGTTTACCTGGTGGCTCCGGTGGAGGAGGAGGTAGAACTGGTGCTGCTGTGGGTTCTGGTAACACTCCTCCAGTTAGTCCACCACAAGGAAATGATGGTGGTCAAGGAGATGGCTCTTCTTATAGATCTGGTGGTGGTGGCGGTGGAGCCGGTGGTGTAGGCGGTAATGGAACTGAAGGTCCTCCAGGTGTAGGTGGAGCAGGTGGTGTAGGTAGTTTTTTAGTTCCAAATTTTGTTGGACCGACAGCGCCTTCATATGGAACTCCAGGACCAGCACCAGGAAGATATTTTGCTGGTGGTGGCGGTGGAAGTAATGAAAGACCAGGAACAGCTGGTTCAGGCGGTGCAGGTGGTGGCGGAAATGGTCATCAGAATGGTTCAGGACAAGGAGGAGCTGGAACAGCTAACACAGGTGGTGGCGGAGGTGGATCAGGTTCGCCTTATGCAGGAGGAGCTGGTGGTTCTGGTATAGTAATGATAAGGTATAAATTTCAATAATTATGAGCACAATTAAAGTAAACACAGTAACAAAAAGAACAGGCAGCACACTTACATTAGGTGAGTCAGGCACAACAGTAACTTTAGCTTGCGGCGCAACACAAAGTGGATTTGGTAGATCAGGTTCTGTGAATTGGTGTACGACTGCCAAAACTTCACCTTTTACTTCTGTAAGTGGAAATGGTTATTTTGTTAATACTACAGGCGGTGCAGTTACTGTAACTTTACCAGCAAGTCCATCAGCTGGTGCTATTGTAGCTGTAAAAGATTACACAGGCACAGCAGGTTGTAATGCAATAACTATTGCTAGAAATGGTTCTAAAATTAGAGGTGCTTGTTCATGTTTTTCACTTGATCAAAATAATGCAGGTACTCAACTTATTTATGTTGATGGCACAGAGGGTTGGAAGATTTTTAACTGTGGTTCTGATGGTGATGTAACAGCTACTTATATTTGTGCTTCTGGTGGAACAACATCAACTTCAGGAGATTATAAAATTCATACATTTACTGGCAGTGCAAATTTTATAGTAAATTCAGTTGGAAATGCAAAAGGTGGTGGAGATAAAGTTTCATATATGGTGGTTGCTGGAGGTGGCGGTGGTTCAAGAGCAGCTGGAGGTGGCGGTGGAGCAGGCGGATTTAGAGAAGGTAAGTGCACATCAGATCCTTATACAGCAAGTCCATTAGATGCTGGTGAAGGTTTATCAGTTTCAGCCGCAACTTTTCCAATAACAGTTGGTGCTGGAGGAACTGCTGGTGGTTCTTCTCCATCAATTGGAGGTAGTGGAGGAAATTCAATTTTTTCAAGTATAACTTCAGCAGGTGGTGGAGGTGCAAATTTTAATAGTCCATATCCAACAGGTCAAGGAGATGGAATACCAGGAGGGTCTGGTGGCGGAGGAGGCCACAGAGCATCAAACCCTGCTCCAACAGATGGTGGTTCAGGAAATACTCCACCTGTGAGTCCTCCTCAAGGGAATAATGGTGGTGGAGGTTCAACAGTTGATAATACAGGATCAGGTGGTGGAGGCGGTGCTACAGCTGCAGGCGCAATTGGTGGTCCAGGTGCTCCAACTCCAGGAACTTGTGCAAAAGGTGGTAATGGTGGTGCTGGTGCTACTACTGTTATTACAGGTTCTCCCACAGCTTATGCAGGTGGTGGAGGCGGTGGGTCAGGTTCACCAAGGTCTTGTGGTGCAACAGGCGGAACTGGTGGTGGAGGAAACGGTGGTTATGGTCCAAATACGAATGCAACAGCAGGAGGAACTAACACAGGTGGCGGTGGTGGAGGAGCTGGTTATTGTTCTTCTTCAACTGGACAAGCAGCTGGTGGATCAGGAATAGTAGTAATAAGATACAAGTTTCAAAATTAATGAATTTACATGAGTTAAAAAATATAATATAAGGAGAACATTATGGCACATTATGCAAAATTAGGAGCAAACAATAAAGTTATCGGCGTTCACGTCGTAAACGATTCTGATTGTTTAAACGCTAGTGGTATCGAAGATGAAGAAGTAGGAAGACAGTTCTTGGAAAGAATCCACAGCTGGCCTCTTTGGAAAAAAACATCTTACAACACTAGATTTAATAAACACTCATCTGGTGATGACTCTAAAGCACTTAGAGGTAATTACGCAGGTATAGGTATGATTTATGATGAGGACAATGATATGTTCTTACCTAAAAAACCTTTTGCTAGTTGGACTTTAAATGTGGCAGAAGCAAGATGGCAATCACCAATAGGTGATGCTCCAGATTTACCTGAAGAAGAACAAAAAACTCATATATATGAGTGGAATGAATCTACAGGTGCTTGGGATAAAATCGCTAGATAATCCACTTGACATTATTATTAGGGTTTATTACATACTAATTAGGTATGCAAAAGAAAGTATTATCTGAAATAGATTTGTATCACGGTGAAGTTGACATGCCAAAAGGTTTTGAGATTGACCGAGCTAAAATTAGAAACGATATCATAGAATCTTACATAAAGAAAAAAAGAATTAACAATAATTCAAAAGCTTATGCTTTTGATGATTATGTTGTGCCTTTCTCTCAACCCTTACAGTGGATGCAAGATTATATTAGAGATCATTGGAAAGTTGAATATCATAAAAATTTAGTACCAAAAAATATGCATGGTAATGTTATGCATTCTAAAGAAAAATCTTGGACAAGAAATCAAGTTGATCCTGTTGACTTACGTAACTCACCAGACTATACCTTAATTTATGGTGTTGATGTCAAAGAAGGTTCTTCAGAATGTATTATCGAATATGACGATAACAGAAGAAAAAATAGAACTTGGCACGTACCTATAAAAGATAATTATTTTATAATGTTTCCAGCTACTAATAAGTATTCTTTTTCACCTAATACTTCTGAAAGCTTAAATACAATTTTAACAATTAACTATGAATATATCTAATTATTATTGGTACTTTGAATCTGCAATACCACCACGAATTTGCGACATGATTGTGCAGTATGGTAAGTCAGAAAAGAAAAGAGAGATTATGGCTATTACAGGTGGTTATGGCAGGGATAGAAATTTAGACAAACAACCCCTTACTAAAGATGAAATAAAAGATTTACAAAAGAAAAGAGATTCAAATATTGTTTGGATGAACGATCCTTGGATTTATAAAGAGATTCAACCTTATGTGCATCAAGCAAATAAAAATGCAGATTGGAATTTTGAGTGGGATCATTCTGAATCTTGTCAGTTTACAATATATAAAAAGGGTCAATATTATGATTGGCATTCTGATAGTTGGGATAAACCTTATATGGAAGAAGGTCCAACAAAAGGTAAGATAAGAAAACTATCTGTAACGGTTAGTTTGACAGACCCAAAAGAATACAAAGGTGGAGAGTTAGAGTTTGATTTTAGGAATTTAGATCCTGATAAAAAACCTAACATTAGAGCGTGTACTGAAATATTACCGAAAGGCTCTTTGGTTGTATTTCCTAGTTTTGTATGGCATAGAGTCAAACCAGTAACGAAAGGAGTAAGGCATAGTCTAGTAATATGGAATCTAGGTTATCCTTTTAAATAATATGAAACAAGGCGGAAGTTCAACACCAAAAGGACATGTAGATTTTAAATCTGCATTTTATTTTCAAACACCATTATGGATTGCAGAAGCACCAATGTTTTTAAAAAATACAATTAAAATAACAGATCAATATATTAAGAAAGCTAAAAAACTTCTTAAAGATAAACAAAAAAATGATCCTAAATGGAAAAAAGATATAGGATCATTTGGTTTATCTTATCATAGTGAAAGTTTTTCTAATGATCCTAAAGTTCAAGAGCTAGTTCAGTTTATAGGACAACGATCTTATGAGTTTTTAGATTGGCAAGGTTTTGATTTAAGAAATCATAGTCTACATTTTACAGAATTTTGGGTGCAAGAGTTTAGTGAAAAAGGTGGTGGTCATCACTCGACACATCAACATTGGAATCAACACGTGTCAGGATTTTATTTTTTAAAATGTAGTGAGAAAACATCTTACCCAATCTTTCACGAACCAAGACCTGGTGCAGAGATGACAAAGCTACCATTAAAAAATCAAGAACAAATTACATTAGGAACTAATCAAGTTCACTATAAACCACAACCAGGGACGATGATTATCTTTCCAGGTTATGTTCCACATGAATTTGCAGTAGATGCAGGTTTAGAACCATTTAGATTTATACACTGGAATATTAAAGTTGTTGAAACAGCAATATCAAAAGAAAGGAGTCAAAAAAATGATAAAAAAGTTTGAGGACTTTTTAAGCGATAATGTTTGTAATATGTTAATAGGATTGTTTGAGTCTTCTAATAAAAAAGAAAAATTTAGAGATACTATAATTCTTAATTATAGAAATAATAAAATATTAAAAAGATTACATAATTTATTTAACATTAATATATTATTAACCCCAGCAGATATGCAAATTGTAAAATGGCCAACAGGTTCTTTTATGAATGAACATTATGATAGTGGAGATCAATATGGTGTTTTATTATATCTAAATGATAACTTTAAAGGTGGTGAAACTATAATCGGTGGACAAACCATTAAACCTAAAAAAGGCTCAGGAGTATTGTTTACAAATGGAAAATTATTGCACTCCGTTTGCAAAGTAAAAGAAGGGATACGATATGTTTTACCAATATGGTATCAATGATATTTTTTATAAAAAAAATTTAAAATGGACAAATAAATTTGTGAAAGAAAACATAAGTAATATAGAAAAAAATTATAATAATTTTCCTAGTAGAAATAAATGGAATTGTGATTGTCATGTTGTACATGAAGACGATACTGATGTTTATCCTGTAAATTATTTGTTTTTAAAAAAAGAATACGAAAAATTATCAAAAACAGTTTGTAAGAAGTTTAAAATAAAAGACTATCATTTAAGTGATATATGGTATAATTATTATAAACAAAATCAATATCAAGAGCCACACACGCACGCAGGTCAAGGAGGATTAACTGCTGTTCATTATTTAATATTTAATCCTAATTATCATTCAGTAACTCATTTTACAAATGAACAAATTAAATCTCCAAAAATAAAACAAGGAGATATATTATTTTTTCCAGCAAATATAGAACATTTTGTGCCAAAAAATAAAACCGATGAGCCTAGGTTAACAGTGGCTTTTACAATAACTAAAAGGAGAACCTATGAGTTTCAAAAAAAATAAATACCTCGTAATTAAAGAAGCTGTCCCTAAAGACATAGCTGAATTTGTTTATAATTATTTTTTGTTAAAAAGACAAGTTGCAAGAACTTTGTTTGATAAAAGATACATATCTCAATTTACTACAGAATTTGGTGTATGGAATGATAGACAAGTTCCTAATACATATTCTCATTATGCAGATATAGCTATGGAAACTTTGTTAATGAGAACCTTGCCTATTATGGAGAAAAAAACAGGTTTAAAATTAAATCCGACATATTCTTACGCAAGAATATATAAAGCAGGAGATGTTCTTAAAAGACATAAGGATAGATTTAGTTGTGAAATATCTACAACATTAAATCTTGGTGGTGACCCTTGGCCAATACATTTAGAGCCAAAGAAAAATGTAGGTATACCTGACGGTAAAAAATTAACAGCTTCTAGTAATAATAAAGGTATTGTAGTTAATCTAAAACCTGGTGATATGCTTGTTTATAGAGGTATGGAACTAGAACATTGGAGAGAAGAGTTTCAGGGTGATGACTGTGCCCAAGTGTTTCTACACTATAACGACCAAAAATCAAAAGATGCAGCTCAAAACATAAATGATCGAAGACCGCATTTAGGACTTCCAAGTTGGTTTAAAAAGTAATATAATCCTTAGATGGAGGCAGTGACTCCACCACATACCTCACTGTCTCCTTTTAAGGATTATTTATGAGTTTAGGATTTGACGCAATA